CCATAATAGATTATTCCTGAGTATGTCTCAAATGTTGCTTCATACTCTTGCCTAAATGTTTTGGCATCTAAATCTTTCTTTGCTTGTTCTATCTCAGCGTCAGGCACCCATCCACCATCTATTGTTGTGAATTGCCAACTCTGCCAACTGTCATCCGTGGTTTTCTGTCCCTGTTGATAAAGGTCGTGGAACCAATTCAATCCACGTGGTGTTCCGGTGAAGAAAACGTGTCCCCCCGTGTCTGATAGTGTTGGACGCAATACTTCATTCCAGGCATACTCGTCTATGTCAGCCGCTTCGTCAATTACCAAATAATCCAGTCCAACTCCTCTTAAACTTTGGGGATTGTCAGCACCTCGCAAACATATCCTTGAACCATTACGTAGGAATATTGTAAGTTCTGCTTCGTTGATTTTTCTGATCCAGTTTAGATCATTCAATACTTTTTTGATCTGCAACCATACCGTTTGTTTTGCTTGTCTGTATGATGGTGCCACATACCAACACAGTTTCTCAGGATTCCTTGCGAAGTAACAAAGTTGTCTGATAGCAAGTGTGGTCTTGCCAAATCTTCTTCCTGTGACTAAAACTTTGAATCGTGCTGGATGTTCAGCAACTGTTTTCTGCGGTGCAGATAATTTCATTATGCATCTTCAGGCCAAGGTAAAGGATCATTGCTTTCAGTTTCACTTGGTGAATCCTGCTGTGAAAGATACTGCTTGCCAAGAAAGATTAACATACGGACGTCTTTGTCTTTGACTGCCTTTTCGTATTGTGCCCTTCTCAATCCTTTTTTACCTTCTGCTCTGCCTCTCTCGATTATGTCTGTGTAACGTTTCTTAAGGTTATCAACACTGGTGTTAAGAACCAAAGCAATCTCTTCGTAAGAACACATAATAGAAGCAAGTCGCTCTATCATATCCTTGTCTAATTTGTATGTTCTTGCTTTTGCCATTATAATTTTTTCTCCTGCACAATCACCCTAAAACTTCTTGCATCAGTGTCACCCTGAGATGTCACAATCGTCACCTTGATTGTATAAACATTTTGTAGGCTACCATTATGCACTCTTATATTGACCAATGTTCCGCCTGTTATTGTAACATCAGTGGCTGGATTTGTAGGCAATGCCAAAGGAGATGAATCTCCACTGACTGTGCTTATTGCCACTGTTGCTGATGAAACACTATCACCTGCGTTTAGATAATCTGTGAAGTCCAAACCGTATTGGATATTTGATGCGGGGTCTTTAACCGCAAAGAGTCCATCTCGGTCGGATCTAAATCCAGTTAAGTTTGCCATTATGCTTCTGCCCTCTGTTTAGGTATTGTAAATCTATCTGATACTGGAGGTATTCTCAATTTGTGTCTCCTTGTTTCTTGTGATACCATATGTGTCCTTGTTTCTGCAACAACTTTATTTACTCTATTTTCTTGATCAATCGCAGTTATGCGTGTTTCTGCAGGTAAAGTAATGGTGTTTGTTTCTGCAGGAACAGTAATAACATTGTAAGCATCAGTTGAAAAGAATAGTCTTCCTTCTATCAATTTGCTTGCCAATGCAGGCAGAACTAATTGGAAAGGTCCTAATTTTCTTGATGGTATGGTGTCTGGTTGTGTGAATGCAGACGTCAGCACCAATTGGAAAGGACCTCTTTTGTGTGTAGGGGTTATGCTGAATGCTGAACTTACACTTAAAGCAGTCTCTCCACTTAATGTTGCGTTGGCTGTCAATACAGGAGTAAAAGCACCTGTTATTGTAAGTGTTGATGGTTGATCGAATATTACTGTGTCTGTTAATGTTGGACTGAATGCACCTGTCAGACTTGCCTCGGCATCAATTATACCTCTTGCTGTAAATGATGTAGTAAAGCCATCTGACAAGTTTGCCGCGGCTGGTTGATTCAATGCGGCATCTTCGCTTAATGTTGTAGTAACGTTTAGGCTGGCCAAACCTGCTCGTTTGAAACTAACTGTTTCCGTCGTTGATGCTGATAATATTATGTTATATGGTCTTGCCCAAAGGTTAAGATCCCAGTTGTCCCATTGTTCTGGATTGTCACCCCATTCATCATCATCCCATAATGCCCAACTGTCTCTGGCATCCCATTCATAATCACTGGCACCGGCAATGCCCGCAACGTTGTCCCAAGTGTAATCACCTGCTATGTCAAATATTAAGTTACCTGTGGATGAAACGTTTGCTGAACTGCTTTCCGTAGTTTCTGCATCAGTTTTCAATGTGTCGGTAACTGTGAATGCAAATGCAGATGGGAGTGTTTGTGCAACCAGTTTAACAAGGTTGTCAGTTGAAGATAAAACTTCTGTTGTGACCGCAAGTGTTTTTGTGGTATCAGCAATATATTTTGGTGTTACAGATAACGAACTTGTTGTTGTAAGGTCCGCTGTGGCAAACTTTTTGTTGATACTTGCTTCAGTGGTCGTAAATGTCGCAGTCGAAGATGCTTCTCCGAACCTTTGCATCGCTGGTAGCACATCTGGAAACGTAAATGCTACCTGTAGATTTGGATCATTGTCACCGCCCTCTCCGTCAATAACGTGATTGTCACCCTCCCAGGTCCTTATAAGTGTTCCTGTTGATGTGTGAGTGTGTGTGAATGATTCACTTGTGCTACCATCAAAAGCAACTGAAATATTGACGGTTGATTTATTGTTACCACCTAATATCTGTTGCTGGTCGGCAGATATCATTGTGATATCACTACCTGAATTTGTTAATGTTCTTGAACTAAAAGTGTGGGAAGTTGGAAGTCCTCTATTACTATTATTAATTACTGTCGTGCTACCATTTAATGTTTGGTTCCATCTTGTATTAGAAACATACACACCATCGAGTGTTTCTGTGAAATAAGAAGTTTCAACATCATATCTATTGTTCAATGTTGAAGCACTGATGGTTACCGTAGAAGCACCTGTATAGACTGCCTTACATCTGGTTGAAGGTATTCCTAAATGTGATTTTAATGCAGGATCACTGCTGTTCTCTCCCAATCCAATGATAGATCCACCTGATACAGGAAAAAGATTACTTGATGGAGAATAAGTCTGAGTTAATGTGACGCTATTTGTGCCGTTGGCATTTAAAGTCCATAGTTTCCTATTGCCTGAACTAAAACCAGGTCGATCCGTGTTCGTAGATTGAACAGTCGGGGATAATGAATAACTGGTATCAGTGGTAGTATATCTATTGACTCTGGTTGTGCTCACAGGAGTTACCCTCCTTTATTAAGCAAGACTGATAGATAAATTGCCTGAACTGATTGTGAATTGGTCTCCAGATGAAACCGTTTTGTTAGTTGTCAATGCACCGTAGAACAAAACATTACCACTTGTAGAAGCATCCATCAAAGCCAGGTGAGTCACAACGTTTCCTGTTGAACCTGCTGTCTGATAGTTTGCCGTCGCTACTGGGAATGAGACAGTTGCGTTTGAACTGATAGTTCCTGTAGTCGAAGCACCTGCGTTTGCAAATGTTATCGTTTGTCTTGCGTATGAACCGTTGTTTATTTCGTAGTATCCAAACTTAGAAGTTGCGTCTGTTCCTGAAGTGTTTGACTCCAGTGCCGCCGCTACACCTGAACCTGAATCTGCGAATAATGCCACATACACAGTGGCCGGAGCCGCAAAGCCTCTTCCGGAACCAACTGTCAAAGAACCGTTCCCAAAATTAAGAACGTGATCTAATAATTTGTCTTCTAAATAATTTGAAGCCGCACTCATCGTTGTTTCTCCTTTGTTGTAATATTACATTAGTATTTATTAGAAGCCTGTGTAATCCGTGTGTAATAGTCTGTCATTTTAATTAATATTACACCTATGTTGTTGCTTTTATCTGTTTTTTGAAACACAGTCCCCATTGATTAAGATACATCTTGGGCACACGTTTCTGATTGAAACTGCTGTCTCTCCAATACGCAGATTTCACCATCACTAGATCTGATCTCTCTTTGATCACTTTGGTCATTGATTGGTCTATGTCAAACCCAATAGATCTGAACTTGTCAATCCAGTATGGTGCTTCTTGGCAGTTGACGTGATGATAGCCTTGGTAGTCCAGTGGACACCAAGTGAACACCACATATCTGCCACGTTTAAACACGTCTAGGTAATCAAGCACTTTGTCTTGTTCAATGTGTTCGCTGACGCTCACGCTCCACACAAGATCTATATTTCGTGGTAAAGCATCATCAGTAAATGTGCCATCTCTCTCAAAGTCGTGTTTGAATATATTACTACATAATGGTTTTTCAAACACGTCAGCATCACCCTCGATGCCGTATGCTTCATAACCAAACTTCTCCCTTGCGAGTGCCACGTTATGACCAACGCCACAGCCCACATCTAACAACGACTTACAGCCCATACGCTTGAATAGATCAAGCAAGAATTCGCTGACGTGTCCTTTATGATTGTGTCCGCCGGTGTTTTTGATCATTAGCCTAGCAAGGTTTCAACTGATGTTTTAAGATCCGCGTTAAGGGTAAGATGACATTCAAGATCAGATATCAACCAATTCAGGAAGTCTGTGTTGGTGTCAGTCGTGGCGTCATCTATCTGTGCGTCAGTGTATGTCTCAGGACAACCTTTGAAATAGTTCCTGGCGAACGTCTGTGCTTCTGTGAAGTTGTTGATCTGGTTCTTCCAGATCAAATATTTGCAAGTGTAAAGGTCAATGTCTTGTATGTTTTCTAGCATATTCTATACTCCATAATTTCCCGTGAAAGTTGCGTCATTGGTCAGATCTGAATCAAAGTGCGTCAGGTTAAGTGTGTCGGAGTCCGAAGTCAGTGCCGATGTTGGTGGCGTATAACTGCCGGAGCCGTATCTGGCTATCTTGCTGAGCCTGAAGGCATCTATCTGTCCCACAAAGTCATCACCGAGGTTGCTCATCACGCCTACTGTGAAGTTGACGCCAGACGCAGGTGCGTTGAAACCACCTGATATCGTTATGGTGCTTCCAAGACTGCCACCGACGTGTATGTAGACCACTGATCCTGTGTATGTGGCACTTAGGTATGTAAATTGATTTTGGGGTATGCTTCCTGCCTGTGTGCTTTGGGCCGAGCCACTGCCGTTGGTGTGATTGAAGAAATATTGACCGCTACTTCGCCTACCGAAAGACCAACTCCTGTCTGCTGTGGGACCTGTCCAGTGTCCTGCCATATGTGCGTAGTTTGGACCACTGGTTGGTTGGACCCAGAATTCACAGGTCCAGGGATCGGTGCCTGCCAACCTGACCCTGTCGTAGTCCAGTTCCAGTCCTTGGTTTGAACCATTGAAGTTGAATGAGCCTGCGCCAATCTTCTTGTTTGATGTGTCGAGTGTTGGACTTGATCCGCCATTGACTGTGACGAAATCTATTGTGCTGGCAGATGCAGATGCCGCCGCTGTTGTCAAAATCGATTTTGCAAATCCTAATGGCATAATATCTCCTTGTTAAGCCGCAAATGCTTTTGCTATGTTACCTATGTAATCTGTCCCATCGTAGAACACAGATACGACGTCAATAGCGTTGGCCGCCGTTGATAATGTCGGTGTGCCTCCCGCAAACTTCACTGCCGTTGAATCAGCAGTTCCGAAACTTGCAGTATGTGATCCTGTTCCGTCTTGTGTAATTTTTATTTGGACCGTTTGTCCAGCAATCATACCTGTCAATACGAATTGAGTGTTGGTTGCCAATGTAACAGTGAAGAACGGTGCTCCTGTAGTATCAACAGTGATAGTTGAACTTGAAGTCAAAGATTCTATTTTTTCACTGTATGTTTCTAACTTACCAATCCTTAATCTGTCTGTTAGATCCTCTTGATAGAAACTGTATGTGTTTCCTGTAGGATTGTTTGAGTTGTCATTTGCATAGAAGTGATACATATTTCCAGTCACTGTCGCATCATTTCCTATGTCACCCATAGAATAGAAAGCCATAAAGTTATCTAATGCTACCGTGCCTGATCCATTTTCTGCATTTTCTAAATATGAACTGACACCAGTGGCATCGTTCACCGTGATATTTTGATTGTTACCGGTGATCCGCACGCCAACCATACTTGCTACTGCCGTTCCCAATGTTGAAGCACCTGAACCAGTGTTCTCAACGGTTGATTGTATGTCTGCCCCCATTGGACCTCTGCTCCTGAATGTAGAAGATGTTGATGTTGAACTTGAACCGTTTAGATCCAGTGATGTATATAATGGCTGTCTGAATCTATCATTTGAATTTGATGAAGACTGACCTGATGTCAATTTGTAGAAAGATATCAGTGCATTTTTATAATGCCTGTTGCCATCACCTACCGTTGTGGATAAGTCTTCTTTGTAAATTATGTTTCCGTCTGAGTATCTTACGTTGTCGTTGTAATTTTCTGCGAAGTTACCACCTCCACCTACTAACTGAACCCTACCTGTTCCATTTGCTGATATCATAAGATCAGCATTCGAAGCCGTAGTTGCTATCTCGTTATCTGTTATTGTAATACGGTCATTACTAATATCTGTGGTCGCTGTTATGGCTCCTGTGACCGCCAATGTCGAACCATCGAATGTTAATCCTGACTCTGCGTCTAATTCTGTTGTTGTTGAACCCACGGTAACAAGTTCATTGGCAGTTGCGTTGTTCAATGCTGTCACCGCCGGTGTGGCACCTGTGATGGTCAATGTGTCACCGCTCACTGCTGTTGTTACGTTTGTGCCACCAGCGATCTTAAATGTTTCGTTAAGATTGACTGCTGTGCCACTTGAGTCATCACCAACAATAGTAATTGTTCCACTTGATAGGTCAGTGGCAAGTTCAAACCTTGCGTTGCTGTTGTTGTATTTTAAGATTTGATTCGCTGTTGGTGAATCAATATTGAACATATCAATAATGCTGTTGACATTATCAACGTTGTCTTTGATATCGCTCCTGGCCAATCTTGGTGAATCTGATCCAGAATCTAAATTTGCTGTTGATGCCTTGCTACCTGCTGGCCAAGTTGCCATAGTGGTTCTCCTTGTTTATTATATATTTAACGAATCTTGTATTAAGCATATGCTTTAGCAATATTCCCGTAAAAGTTTGTTCCGTCATTAAAAATTGTTACAATATCAATAGCACTTGCGGCTGTCGATAACGCTGGTGTTCCTCCGGCGAACTTGACTGCTGTAGAATCTCCTGTTCCAAATGATGCTGTTTTTGATCCTGTGCCATCCTGTGTTATGATTATTGTGACTGATTGTCCTGCCCCCAAGTCTTGTATAACAAACTGCGTGTTTTGTGCCAATGTGACTTTATGAACTGGTGCCTGACTACATTCAACTGAAATCGTTGATGAACTGGTTAATGAATTAATTTTTTCTCTGTATCTCTCGAGTGTTCCGACTCTTGACTTGGCTGTGTCGTCTTCTGAATAGAAAGCGTATTCGTTCGTGATGCTTGAAGCATCACGATTGGTCTGTGCGTAGAAGTGCGTGAAGTTTGTGACCGCGTGTGTGCCTGATCCCGAATTGAGGTATCCTGATGAGTGATAGCCGTATGTGTCAGTCAAGGTTATCGTGGTTCCCGATGCCGCGTCCGCTTCAACGCTACTGCTGTGTGCGGCTGATTCCGTGATTGTGAGATCACCAGAACCTTCCGTCCTCGGTGAAAGCAGGTTCTGTGCGCCATTGGCATTGCCCAGAGTGGAATTGCCGGAAGCGGTGTTGTTGACAATGGTCATTATCGCGTTCTGTGGACCCCTGGTCAGGGCACTGCTGGTGCCCGTTGAATCCTTGCCATTGAGGTCAAATTCCATATAAAACACGTTCCTGTATCTGTCGTTTGAACTTGAACTGTCTGACTGCCCAGAATCTATCTTGAATACCCCGTAGATGTTGTTTGAATAATTCCTTGTGCCAAAAGTGGTGGCCGCATCCTCGTAATACATCACGTTCCTAGGATTGTTGCTCAATCCTGGATAGTTGTTGGATTGTGTTATTACAACATCACCCGTGCCATTGGCCGAGATGTTGAGGTTGTCATTGGACCTGTTGGTGGAGATCAGGTTGTCCGTGATCGTGACACCATCCAGTGCCGCTGAACCAGTCAATGTCAAAGTTGATCCATCAAAAGTAAGATTACTCTCTCCAGTCAAAGCATTACTGCCTGTTACCGTTGCTACTTGGTTATTGGTTGATGTGGCTAGTGATACTCCACCTCCTGATTGTGCTACAAAACTAAGATTGCCAGAACCATCTGTCTTTAATACTTGATCGGCAGATCCATCCGATGTAGGATATAATAGTCCGCTGATTGAAACTTTTCCGCTACCGTTGGCATCTAACTCAAGGTTGGCATTACTGACATTTGTTTTAATTGTGTTGTCTGTGATTGTGATTGAATCAAATTTTTCTGATGTATAACCTAAACTATTCCAGGCAGTTGATCCATCACCTATCTTGTATTTGGATGTGTCCGACTCCCAACCAAATTCTCCCGCCGCCAATGTGGGGTTGTTGGATGTCCAATCTGCGGCTGTGTCTCGTCTTAATTGAATCTTTGTTGGCATTATGTTGCGTCTCCTCCGTCTAAGGCCGTTATTGCTCCGTAAGTTGATGCGGCTGTTCCCCCGTCAATATTTATTGCTGAACCAACATTCGCAAAACTTAACACTCCTGAACCGTTTGTTACTAATCCTTGACCATTGGTTCCGTCTGCTGTTGGGAACCTCAAGCCGTCTATCTCGACATACTTGCCTGTTTTAGGTGTTATGGTTATCTCACCGTTACTGTCGTCAGTCAACACAATTGAATTGTGGAATCCTGCAGGAGATCCTGTTGTTCCTCCATTGGCAATGGTGAAATCTCCATCACCACCTGGTGCCTGTATGTTGATGTTCGTGTTGTTCTGACCAGTGAAGATACGCCTCGTGTCTAGCAGTATATTTGAGTTCGCATCAGACCCATCTGTGCCTGCCACGATTGTTATGGTTGATGCCGTGGCAGTGGATTGTATGGTGAATGAACCATTGTGGTCCATACTGCTCTGGTTGAATGTGAAATTACCCGTGCTGGCTGATCCGCCACTGGAGTTGATGGTTACTGAACCATCTGAATTGGTTGATGTTGTTACGTTCGTTCCACCCTGTATGTAGAGTGTGTCACCTGCTTTGACATCTATGGTGCTTGAATCATCAGCGACGACTCCTATTGACTGATCACGCAGTTCTAAAAAATTACTGTCTAACTCTGATCCTACCAGACCTGTATTTTTTGGGATCTGGTCACTTGCTGTTGTTGGTGAAGTCAAACTTCTTGTGGTAAGCGTTGCTCTTTTTGGCATCCTAACTCCTGAATAATAGTAGTATTTACTTTGATTTTAAGAATCTGTCGTATAACTCCCAGAATTCGTCTCTTAATCTCAAACGTCTATGTTCTTCGAAGTGTTCAAAGCCATAACAACCAAAATAGATGTCTGTTATCAATTCAAAATCATCCAATTCCTTCACAGGCTTTGGAGGTCTTGGTGGTGGTGGGAATTTTAGTATCTTAGCCAATTGTGAAAAGATCCTGTGGATTGGTTCTTCTGTTCAATTTGCTTTTGTCGGTGTCTGGATCAGTTATGTCCAATATGTTTATTGCGGAATCTTCAACATCCGCATCAATCAAACCTGTTTTGCGATTTTTGTATTTGTAACCGTTGGGGAACTCCAATACAATGTTGCAGGGTCTATGTTGTGCAAACTTCTCAATGACGTCTAACCATTTGTCTTGGTTGTTGTTTGTTGGATCAACATAAGTGTATTCATCTACCACTTTGTCATCTCGGGCTGTTTTGAACCTCAGTTCAGCGATCCTATGTCCAAATGCTTTCCTTGGATTGTTTGGATTTTGTTGTGCTATCCTTGTTCTAACTGATTGTAAGACTGTGATGTTTTCCATATGATTCCTTTTGTAAAAATATTTTTCTATTTTTCTATTCTTTATTATAAGCGATATTGGGCATTGTGTCAATCGTTCTTGTCTGACCTCTACGATGGTAATAGTGTCTCCTCATATTACCACGTCTCTGACGCACTTCCACATTGTCACGATGCCAGCCTTTACCAATTTCAATAAAGGTAATGATGTAGTCTTCACTTCTCTTACCACGTTTCCTCCACAGATCCAAAGGCCACAGTTCACACCAGTCATCCAGTGTCAGTGACCATTCCTCCTTACGGAACCTTGCCTGGCACCTTGCCCTCAAGAATGCCAATCTCCTGGCCCTCAGTTCCTT